AGAAAATATCTTGAGTTAAAGAAAAAAGGTAAAATTATTAGAACTCAACCAAAATTACCAGGCATGAAAAAAGGTAAATCTATAACTATCAAGCCAGTAGGCATGGTGTTCAAAGTTGAAAAAAAATTAGCAGGTGGTTTATTAGGCACAGGTATAAAAGCTGCAATAAGATCAGAACCCTATAAAAAAGCTATTAAAAAATTAATAGAAAAAAAAAGAAAATCTTATAATGAAGAAATAAAAAGAAGAGTAAAAAGAGGATCTGCTATGACTCCTAAAGAATTAAAAGAATTTAAAGGTCTAGAAAAATTAGATATTCAAGGAGACAAAAGTAAAAAAATATTTGATATGACACAATTTGTTTTAAATGAAGCTAGAAAATCCGGCAGAAAAGATGTTACTAGAACTATGAGAAAATCTAGAAGAAAAATAGTTGATTACGGTAGAAGCGTCAAAGAAAAAATTAAAGCTATGTTTGAGAAAAAACATAAAAATATAAAATTGAATTCTAAGGGTGGTATGCAAAAGTTTAATAAAGGTGGTTTAGCAGATTACTATAAGGATATTTTATAATGGCAACTTCAGGGACTACAGCTTTTGATCTTGATATAGATGAAATTATTCAAGAGGGTTATGAGAGATGTGGTATTACAACAAACTCAGGTTATGATTTAAGATCAGCAAGAAGAAGTCTAAATTTACTTTTTGCAGAGTGGGGTAATAGAGGTATTCATTTATGGAAAGTAAGTTTAAATACTATAGCACTCGTATCAGGACAAGCGGAATATTCTACAGCTACAAATGTAAACGATGTATTAGAAGCGTTTGTGTCTTCATCGGCAAATAATACTGGTGAAAGAACAGATGTATCTCTAACAAAAATTGATAGATCTGCTTATGCTGCTTTACCTAATAAAGGAGCTACAGGTCAACCATCACAATATTATGTTAAAAGAGAGACATTACCAAAAATATTTTTATATATAACACCAGATTTAAACACTTATACACATTTAAAATATTATTCTATCAATAGAATAGAAGATGCAGGAGCTTATACAAATGAAGCAGATGTTGCTTATAGGTTTTTGCCATGTATGTGTGCAGGACTTGCATATTATCTTGCGATGAAAAAAAGTCCGCAACTTGTACAACAAAATAAATTAGTTTATGAGGATGAATTAAAAAGGGCTCTTGACGAAGATGGTCAAAGAACTTCTACATTCTTATCACCACAATCATTTTATCCAACGGTAAGTTAATATGGCAAAATACGCAACAGGTAGGAGATCATTAGCAATATCAGATAGGTCAGGACAAGCCTTTCCATATACTGAAATGGTTAGAGAGTGGAATGGTTCATTAGTACATATTTCTGAGTTTGAATCAAAACATCCACAAATTCAAAGACGATATAATACAGCAGATGCTATTGCTTTACAAAATAGCAGAGTGCAAAAATTTCAACAACCACAAACCATTGGTGATTTAAATCCAACGTTTGCACCTGATGATACTACGGTTGCAAGTTCAGGTGGTAAAATGATGACAATAGTAAATTTAAGTTTACCTGGTGAATTTGGTTTTGGTGTCAATCAAACAGAGTTTACTGGTAATGGTATGACCACTACAGTTTCAAGCATGGTTCCTCAAGATCCCTCTGCAAAAAATAATAAAAGACAAATGGATATAACTATAGGAAAGGTTACAATAACTACATAATGGCAATTACTTACACAGATTTTTTAGCTCAAGTTAGAAGTTATACAGAAGTAGATTCTAATGTTTTATCTGATACTTTGATAGATCAATTTATTAGACACACAGAATTAGATGTTGCTGGTAAAGTCGATTATGATGATATTAGAAAATATGCAACTTCAAACTTTAATGCTGATAAAAAATTTTTAACAATGCCATCGGCATTTTTAGTTATTAGATCATTACAAGTTTTTGCATCTTCATCGTTGTCTTCAGCTAGAACATATATGGAAAAAAAAGACACTAGTTTTATATCTGAATTTAATGGATCTGGAGCAACTGGACAGCCAAAATATTATGCAAATTGGGACGAAAACAATATTGCTGTGGCACCTATTCCTGATCAAGCATACGCTGTGCAATTAAATTATATTATTGATCCACCACATTTTACATCTACCACAACTACATTTTTATCAACTTATCAAGATGCTATGCTTTTATATGGTGTTTTGACAGAGGCCTATAGTTTTTTAAAAGGACCGCAGGATATGTACAATTTGTATAAATCTAGGTATAATGAAGCTATACAGGCCTTTGCGATGCAGCAAATGGGTAGACGTAGAAGGGCTGAATATGATGATGGGGTACCAAGAGTTAAAATTGATTCTCCATCACCAAACACAATTTATTAAGGAGTAAAAATTATGGCAATAGCACAAGCAGTATGTAGCTCTTTTAAGAAAGAACTCTTAGAGGGTGGACATGAATTTCAATCAGGCGGAGACGTTTTTAAATTAGCACTTTATAATAGTTCAGCAAATTTATCAGCGGCAACTACATCTTTTACAACTTCACAAGAAGTTGGTAACACTGGTCAATAC